GCATCCAGTATTGGCACTGTAGCGACAAGTGCGAATACCGAGTCTACGGCGTTTCCGACTGGTCTTATTCGCGTTGACCGTCTTCAGTTTATTGATCCCAGTACGAGCCGTCCTGCGTGGGACTTAGAGCGGGTTGGTGGGGTTGGCGATCATTATAGTTCCGGTGTCATCCAGTTCAATAATACCGTCACAGGGCGACCAATTCGGTATTGGACGAATGGAAGTCACATCTATTGGGATCCGCTACCTGACGCCACGAACACGGTGCGCTATTATGGAATGAAAGCAGCGACCGACATCACGGCGGGAGGCACGTTTGCTTATCCCGACATTGTGATGCTGCCGATTGCTCAATTTGCCGTGCGAATGTTGCGCGTAGGAAAAGATGATGAAGCGGGACCGGTGATTGACTTGGGAAATCAGATATTTGGGCCGGTAATTCAAACGCTGGCTCGATTCAATCGGGATCGTGCGCCGGGATACGATTACCGGTATACGCACACAGAATAGGAGTACCCGATGGCGTTCATTCAGGAAGATTTTCAGGATACGCGAGACACACAACTCATCAAACGCGCCAAGATTGATGCGGCCTCAAGCGGAAACAATACGCTTGTCGCTGCGGTCACGGGAAAGAAGATTCGCGTGCTGGCGGCGTTCTTTACTATGACGGGTACGGCTGTCACTATCCGATTTGAGGATGGAGCAGACGGTACGGCACTGACGGGGCAAATGGGACCGACAGCGGGGCAGACGATTGTCTTACCGTTTAATCCCGTTGGCTGGTTTGAGACTTCTGATGCCACGCTATTGAACCTGGAACTGAGCGGGAGTCAGTCTGTGGATGGCGCGTTGGTGTATATCGAGGCGTAAATGGCTGATATTCAAGTTGCTAATACTGACGCGGACCTTTCAGATAATACGCTTATCACGGAAGAGAACGCCTACACGATTACGGGGCTGCATACGTTTAGTCGCAGTACGAATGCCCCGTTTGCCTGTGTTTCTGGTGCAGCGGTTGTAGCCTATCTGGATGCCGATAAGCTGGATGGGCAGGAGGGGAGTTATTACCTCGCAGCGGCTAACTTTACCGGCACGTTAGCGGTAAATCGTGGTGGCACAGGGGCAGCGACCTTCACCGATGGTGGGGTGTTGTTGGGCAGTGGGACCAGTGCGATTACGGCGATGGCGGTCTTGGCCGATAGCGAGATGATTGTCGGTGATGGCTCTGGCGATCCGGTTGCGGAAAGTGGCGCAACCCTCAGAACGAGTATCGGAGTGGGTACCGGTGATAGTCCACAGTTCACGGGCGTCAATGTCGGCCACGCGAGCGATACCACAGTGACACGCGCCAGTTCCGGCGACCTCAATGTCGAAGGCAATATCGTCTACCGTGCTGGAGGCACCGATGTGCCGGTTGCTGATGGTGGTACGGGGGTGGGTACGCTTACCGATGGCGGTGTCTTGCTTGGCAGTGGCACGAGTGCCGTGACCGCAATGGCAGTCTTATCGGACGGTGAAATGATTGTGGGAGATGGGTCCGGTGACCCTGTGGCAGAAAGCGGAGCCACCCTGCGTACGAGTGTTGGGGTTGGCACAGGGGATAGCCCCCAGTTCACCGCTATCGAGCTTGGACACGCGAGTGATACGACAATCGCCCGTGCCAGCGCAGGGAATGTCACCATTGAGGGCAATGCCATCTATCGGGCTGGCGGTACGGATGTCGCTGTGGCTGATGGAGGGACCGGTGCGTCATCCCTGACTGACGGAGGCGTGTTACTAGGCAGTGGTACGTCGGCTGTCACAGCAATGGCTGTGTTAGCTGACAGCGAGATGATCGTTGGCGACGGGTCAACTGACCCTGTAGCCGAGAGTGGATCGACCTTACGCACAAGCATTGGCTGTGACGTAGCAACCAACATTACCTCTGGCACGATGGCAACGGCCCGACTAGGGTCAGGGACAGCATCCAGCGGAACATACTTGCGAGGCGATAGCTCGTGGGCCTCAATTACCTCCTCCTCCCAACCGATGGTGTGCGAGGGGCGGCTGACACTGACATCAGGTACACCTGTCACGACCGGAGATGTAACGGGCGCAGGCACGATTTACTTTGCGCTTTATGGTGGCAATAGAATTGCACTCTACACAGGAGCAGCATGGACAACGGTGACATTCGCGGAGATGTCCATCGCGGCGAGTGGCGGAACCGCCAGTAAGCCACATGATATTTTTCTCGACTACAATGGCGGCTCGCCAGCGCTTGCATTACTGGCCTGGACAGACGATACCAATAGGGCTACCGCCCTCACGACGCAGGATGGGGTCTATGTCAAGAATGGAGACACGCAACAGCGGTATCTTGGCACTGTCTGGTTAGATGGCTCGAAACAGGCGGCTGACTCTGAGCAGGATCGGCATGTCTGGAACTACTACAACAGGACAGTGCGAGCCTTACGGCGTGTCGAATCGACGAATAGTTGGACGTACACCACCGCAACCTACCGACAAGCCAATGGCTCAACGGCGAATTCAGTCAACGTGCTGGTTGGGCTTAATGAGGATGCGGTTACGATGACCCTTAGCTGTGGTGCCTATAACAGCAGTTCAGGTGTTGCAACGGAAGCGGCGATTGGACTGGACTCGACAAGTGCGCCAGCGACGAACTGTATTCGGAATAGTGTGGAGATTTCCGCAGCGAATGATTATGTCGCGTTCTTCTCTAATTTTTCTGGTCTAGTAGGACTCGGACGCCACGATATCGTGTGGCTAGAACGGTCTGGTTCGAGCGGCACCACAACATGGCTTGGGGATGAAGGTGGAACTACGATCCAATCAGGAATGCAAGGAGTGATACGTGCATGATTTAACTATAGCTACTCTATGCGATGCGATGCTTCGCCGCGCTGACATCCCAATCACTGGAGTCTCGTGTCCTACAGAAGATGTTGGCACCTGGAGTGTGGAGTTCTTGGATGACGCAACAGACGGTCAACAAGCAACAGCAGCGACTCTCATTGCGGAATTCGATGCTGATGTAGAGCGTGAGGCGACCGAAGCGGAGCAACATCTCGCTATAGTGACAAAAGCGCTTGACGAGGATCGCCTTGTTTCGGCAGTCGTATGGACACTGATTGATCACTACGACACCCCAGTAACCGCTGACAAATATACGACGCTACGTGCAGAGATCATCGAGGCGTATCAAACACCCCCGTGGACTGACTCTTAAAGAGCGGTTTCTTAATCCTAGCCAATGACCAAACCAGATTATGACTGGTGGGTACAACACGCACACACGGATAGCGCCTGTCTCCAACTCATAACGAATTACGACACCTTTAAGGATCGGGTGCTGATTCGAGCCGCTAAAGTTGGGCGCACCGATCTCACCACACTCGTCAATCATTGCAGCTATCGAGCGTTGTTCGAGCAGGACCGATTTGGCTCAATGGAGACGATTCTCGATGATATTCGACCACTGAAAGCACCTGCTGTGGGACGTGCGCTAGATAGTCCGATTGGATTAGCCGGAAAATGTCTCGCTGATAATCAGGGAGCCTTCTACGGTTTGGGATTATCCGTCTTCTGGGCACCGTGGGCGGTGCGGCATGATCCAGGACTCTTAGAGAACACTGCGGCATGGGCACAGTCCTGTGGGATGAACTATATCCGCTGGATGGGCGCACATAACTGGTCTGGTGGGACCGATCCAACGATTCCCGGCTATTTTGACCTGATGCACGAGACGATTGATCGTGTCGCAAGTTACGGCTTACGCTCACAAATCACCCTATTCACCAGACGCACCATGATTGATAACCCCGTAGCCATGGTGAAAGAGTGGGCGAAGGTGGTGAACGCGCACCGCGATCAGGTCTGTCTCGTGGAAATCGCCAATGAGTGGGAACATGCACACAACGGCTGGAGCGACGAGATGATACAAGACCTCGGTCGCTGCTTTCGTGAGCGGAGTGGGGTACCCCTTGCACTCTCGGCTCCTGCTCAGGTGACGTGGGAAGCGATGGAGACACGCCTGAAGGAACTTTACGACGGCCAGTCCGTTCCAGCTCGCACGATTCATTTTCCACGTCGGCAGGATACTGCTGAAGGAAACTGGCGATGGGTGCGGCAACCGTGGCACAGTCGCGGTATGGGAGGATTCATTGTCGATAACGAGCATCAAAAATGGGAGAAGAGTCTGGGAGGTCGCCAGGTAGACCATGCTGCGTCAGCGTGTGCCACCGCACTCCTGACAGGCTGCGGGATGACAGCCCACCATGACAACTATGGGGTGCTGAATACGGAAGGCACCTATTATGACGATGCACGGGCCGATCAATTCGAGCGCGTGTTTTCTGCCATGCACCAGTTCCTTCCCAACGATCTACCAAACTGGACCGCGACTCGTGTAGGCGGGGCGTGGAATGGCCCTCCACACCCCTTCCCACGCCTCGTAGAGCAAGATTGGACGGCAGGGGCACCAAGGGGCGTCTCGCGGTCGTACGCGGCCTTAGACGGCTCTTCTGACGATTTTGTGATGACGTTGACTGGGGTGCGTGACCATGTGACACTTTATGAGCCACATGCGGTGCCGTATACGGTGCTATCGCTTCGTGATGGACAAGAGGTCTACACGGGACGTGGGCCGGTTACGCTCCATGAACATACCGCGTCGGCGTATCTTGTAGGGACTGTGTAAATGGCCTATCCGATTCAGACACAAACCTTTTCCGTGTTCATGGGCACCCAGGAGGGGATTCATTCCGTCGCGCTTCCGGCGATCTACTCCTCCAGCGGGTCGCGGAATCTCTGGATTGATAAATTGGGACGGGCCAAGAAGATTCTGGGCTATAGCAAACAGAATAATTCTGCCGTCACTACGAATACCGGGAGTGCTGCGACCCGGTTACGTGCGCTTCGAGCCTATCGACAAACCGGTGCGTCGT